ACTGTGTATCATAGTCAATATATTTATCTATATCAAACTCTTCTGGGATAGAATATGGGAAAGAGATAATATTGCTCTGAATAGTATTTGGTTCTTTCAAGTATATGAACTTGACTTTTTCACCTTCTTTGATTAGTTCATACTTCTTTGTCAGCTTCATCTTCTTCACCATGTGATTATAGATGAGAGAACCACGCACATGGATAGGGCAGCCTTTGCCATAGATGTTGGTTGCGTCAGAAAACTTTTGAAGCCCATTCACACCACGAGGAAATGAGATATCAGAAATGTGGAGAGTTTTGAACTTCTCTCTGCATTCATCAATGTATTTGATGATTGTTTCTTCATCAGTGTTCAGAATAATATCAATAGAGTTCTTCAGCATTTCACGGCAAGCAGATGGTGTAGATGACTTAATCATCTCTAGGCCCATCACCTTTACTTTTGGCTTGGCATACTGTACACCTTCATTGTTGTGTACATTCATGATATAGCGTTTCTTAGCAGTCCAGATGCCTTTATCAGCTAGACCTTCACGCTTCATGACCATCTTTTGTTCAAAGACGTTAAGATACTCAGCAAGGCGCTGGTAGGTCTCATCAATAAAAGGTTGAATTTTAGCTTCACAGACCTTATCCATGTATTGGATGACCCTCTCTGTTGAAGCAAAAGCATCCTTTGCTTTAATAGTGCGCTCAACCAATCTATCAAGAGAAAGGTAGATGCTATCCGTATCTGACGCAATAACATAATCTTGATCCTCCGTTTTCAATAGAGTGTTCATCCACTCGTTTATGTGTTTTTCAATCCAGCGAATGACAAGCTGGCCTGATGTTGTGATAGCAGATGCTTGGCGCACATCAAAGAACCTGAAGTACTGGTTGCCTAGCGCACCATAAGCCGAGTTCAGTGAAACCTTCTTGGCTAGCTGAAGATTGTTATAGCGTGAGATTCTTTTCTCTATCTCAAACTTATTGTCGGTTGCTGTTTGAAGTTCTTTCTGTGATTCAATCATCATTCTCTTGTACTTTGACCTGTCATTGTACATAGTCTCCATCAGTTCAGGTAGAAAGCCCTGCTTCTCTGTGCTGAAGAAATGCCCATTTGGTGTCAGTGTCTTGTCCTTGAGCATAGATGTATCAACTTTTTCGTCAAGCAAATCGTCAATGCTCACATTCCAATGCTCACCTTCAATGAGTGTTTCTGGTGAGATATTGAACTGCATAATCAAATGTGGATACAGACTGTTCAAGTCAAATGAAGCAACCCAGTTGTGCATACCAATAATTGGATCTTTTACAAAGGCACCGACATAAGCCGCATCTTTTTTATTGCTTTGATTTGGTGGAATAACCATATTCTTTTTGCGAAGATGATTGTAGATAATGGTATCCCACATGCGAACTTGAGCGAATACATCATCATAGTTACACTTATTGTCATAGGCCAAAGTCAAAGCCATTTCAATCAGCTTCAACTTATCTTCTAGTCTGTCAACAAGTTCAACGTCTTTGATGTTATACTCAATGAAGAGTTGATAGTTATCACGATATAGTGTGTGAAGATTACCATACTCTTCATAAGATAGTTTGCGCTCACCAAGTTCTACATTGGCAATGCTATCTAGCTTGTAGCTTTCTTGTGATTTTCCATTAGGAGCAAACCAGCGATATAGTTCCAAGTAGTCTAGTGATGCGATGCCAATAAACCTGTAAGTATTGAAAGTTCTACCAGCAAGTGATACTTGTCTATCGTTTATCTTATTCCAGGGTGAAAGTCTCTCAGCCCATTCTCTACCAATAAGTTTTGTGATACGATTGACAAGATATGGAACATCAAAGAGTGAAGTGTTCCAGCCAGTGATGATATCTGGATGGTTACCAGACCAAGTGTCAATGAACCTCTTGATGAGGTCAATCTCATCACGGCATTTGATGTACTGAACATCGTCTCTGTCATTACGAAACTCACCACAACCAAATACGAAGAACTTGTCTTTCATCTTCATTGTGATTGCTGTGATTGGCTCTGATGCAGTCTCAGGCTCAGGAAAGCCATTCTCTGAACCCACTTCAATGTCAATGTTGACGATGTTGATTGAATCCATATCCCAGTCAATTGTGTCTGGATATGTGTCTGCAATGAATGCATACTCAAAGCGATTGTTGCCATATATCTTCATGCCGCCAACATCTTCATATTGATTGAAGAAGTCTCTGGCGTCTTTGATATTACCTGGCTTGATTTCAGAAACATATTCACCATGAATAGTGGTGAACTCTGTAGGTTCTTTAGATGACACAAAAAGAGAAGGGTGATAGTCCACCCTTCTGCTAATCTTTCTGTCGTTTTCTATACCTCTATAAAGAATTTTTGAACCATACACTAGAACATTGGTATAGAAGTTTTTCATATATGTTATTACTCTCCTGGCATAATGAGTCTTGTCGATGGCGCAATGATGCCACCGAAGATTGACTTGTACTGTGTGACAAGTTCAGTTATAGGATTCATTATACACAAAATATGAGATTTGTCAAGCATTACTTCCTTGTCTTCAGAAAATTCTGCAAAGGGTGCAAGCCCAACTTGAGGTGTTGTCGGGTCAGCCTTTGATGCCCCCATAACAACAACTCTTAGTGCGTTCTTTAGTGTTAGGGTGTCTGCGCCTTCTTTAACTTCAGCGATAACGTCCATACCATTGAACAGTTTAACCAGTTTTACGTTTGACATATCAATCCTCAATTTCTGCTAGATAATCATATACACCAACAGTAATCCACTTCTCAGGTGTAAGCGTCACTGTATTACCACTCTCTGTCTTATAGACATACTTGTTTTCATGGTCAAGAACTTTGGCGACCATTTCCCACTTGCCATCATAGGCCCTTTGCTTAAAATCAACTTGAGTGTAGTTCATTAGTCAACTCCTTAATATCATCTTGTAGGTCTTGAAAGCCTGTATAGTACTTGAAGATATTCTTAGCTTTCACTTCAAGGCCATGAGCAAAGTTATCAGTTTCTCTAATACCAAATGAATAGAACGTCTTAGTTTCATTCATCAGATTCTTTTTTGTTGATGAAAAACAAAATGGTCCAGAGTTTCTACCAACAATCAAGTCGCATGATTGTGCTAGATAAGAAATCTCAACCAAGTCACATGTTTCTCTTTTTGTAATACTATCAGTTGTTACGATGTTTGTCAAGTCTGAATTGATAGGATTCGTAACAATGAAATGTGTATCTGGATACTTCTTAGCTTGTTCTTCAATGATATAAGCCATGTCTCCATTATAGTCACACTGGCCAGAATGAACTGGGCTATTACAGAATAGAATCTTCTTTCCGCTGTTGCTTTCTACCCACTTAGAAACATTACTTGTGTCAAACTGTGTGTAATCAAACTCTGGCAGATAGTCTTCTTGCTTATAGACTTCAACTGAATAGTTTGTGTTCAGTCTTTCATTGATGCCATCATAGATATGCTTCCACATCTCATAAGCAAATCTCAGTGTACACTCATTTGTATTTGGCAATCCCTTGTCAAACCATGAACCAATCCAAGTGTTCACAAATAACATATCTGGTGTTTCATGAAACTGAACTTTGTCATGTAGCTGTGGTAAGTGAGCAGTCTTGACTGGAATATCCTTGAGAATGATATCTGGGCAGCGAGTGCCATAGAAAACATCACTCTCATGACTTTCAGCAACAGGCTTGATAAAAGCCCTGCTATGATAGATATCGCCGTTGTGATAGTGATTGAAGAAAAAGATACTCTTCATTCCTTTACACCCTTGTATAGCTTGACAGAATCCTCACGCATGGACTTGTTATGATTAATAGCATCATCAATCAAGGCGTTCAGTGCTGCTACCAGCTTTGGGCGCTTGACCTTGAAGCAGATATCAACCTTTCGCTTCAGGTCAGCAAGTTCATCGTTTGATGTAGCAGCCTGCATAGCATCTTCTAGATGCCAAGTGCGAATGTGTAGAATAGCCAGCTTCTCCAGAACTTCACCAAAGTTATCAGAAGCATGATACTCTGGTGGGTCATACATATCAGATTGTTCATCAAGCAATCGGTTCACATGCTCTTTGATTACAGTGTCAATAACAGCAGCAAGCATTATAGTTCTCCTAATATATTTTCAAGCCAATACATATCGTTTTCATTCACGAACTGATTATTACCTATGTAGATACCATTACTGTGAAGAATGTCAGCATTAGGAACTTTTGCTTTATAATTTCTCAAGTATGGTTGCTTCAACAGATTACCACCTACAATAGGTCTATATTCTACACCATATTCGGTGAACTTGTCAAGTAGTTTCTGTCTATATTCAATCTTTTTTGCGATGAAAGGAAAACAAAAGCTGCTATTGCCTTCGTTATTATAGACTTCATGGAACTTGTCTGTGTGCTTACGCATAATATCTACAAACATACTATGATTTCTGCGGCGAGTTTCAATGAAACTGTCGAGTCTCTTTAGTTGTGATAGACCAAGTACAGCACCAAGTTCTGTGTTTCTAAAGTTATATCCATCAGTTACAAATAGAAAACTTGGGTCTATCTCTGGATACAATGCAGAATATACATGAGCAGCACCCGATACTCTTGACATACCATGTGACCTTTTCATCTTCATCAAGTCATATAACCTAGTATCATTAGTGCTAATCATACCACCTTCAACAGTTGACATGTGATGACCAAAGTAAAAGCTGAATGTAGCACCTACACTATCAGAACCAACTTTCTTACCTGGTACATACTCACAACCATGTGATTCACAAACATCGTCAATGATGATAGCATTTGGAAAGATTTCATTGTAGACTTTTGTGTATGCAGAATGCCCAAGAAGGTGTGTTACGAATATCATCTTGATATCGTGCTTCTCAGCCAGCTTTCTCATATGGTCTAGTGAGAATGTATAGTTGACTAGATTCACATCACAGAACACAGGCTTCAGACCTAGCTGAAAGATTGGGTTGATATTTGTCACCCATGTACAGGCAGGCACAAGAACCTTATCACCCTTCTTTAGCCCATACTTCTCCATCACTGAAGCGACAAGAAGAAAGTTAGCAGTGCTACCAGAAGTTACAAATAGTGAATGCTTTGCACCTAGCCAGTCTGACCATGCTCGTTCAAACTGTTCAACTTTCTTGCCTTGAGTGAACTTATCAGAAGTTAGAACAAACTTGGCTAGTTCAAATCTATCACCAAGAGTGATAGTGTTTTTCATCAATGGCCACTTATACTCTGTCATAAGTGCTCCTATTCTCCATATACCAATCAATGGTGATTTTTAGCCCATCTTCAAGAGAAGTCTTAGCTTTCCAACCAAGAGCATCCATCTTACTTGTATCTAGCATTCGTCTAGGAGTGCCATTTGGCTTTGAAGTGTCCCAGATGATTTCGCCAGTGTAACCAACAGCGTTAGCAATAATGTCAGCTAAGTCCTTGATACTGACTTCACGATTAGGTCCAATGTTGACAACATCTGGATCGTTATGATTGTTCATCAAAAAGATTAGACCATCAGCTAGGTCATCAGAGAACAGAAACTCTCTCGTTGGTGAACCATCACCAAAACAGATGACTCTCTGTAATCCCTTTTCTTTAGCATCAATAAAGCGATTGATAAATGCAGGAATCACATGGCATTCTGATTGTCTGAAGTTGTCATAGATACCATACAGATTATTTGGCATAACTGAAATAGTATTGAAGCCATGCTGTTCAGTATACTTCTTGCACATAGTCAAGCCAACAATCTTTGACAAAGCATAGCCAATATTTGTTTCTTCAAGTGGACC